AGCAACGGCTTCAGAAGCGCCAGTTGTGGCCATAAATGACTTTGCTGCTTTATCGGTCATGAATGCCAAATTAATCATTGTATCCACAAGACCAACAAAGGCACCCCCGAGAAGACCTGCGGCAGTTTTCATTATTCCAGCTTGTTTAATTTGCCCAGCCATGCTAATGATGCTTTGAGTGCTCACCATGTTATGAGTGCCATAAACAGCAACCAGACCTTGCATGGAGGCAGTAAGGCTATCCATAGCTGCTTCTTGTTCTTTTGTTTTTCTGATACTCTCGTCGCGCTGTTCGTTTGCGTCTTTTTTGATTTCTATCAGATCTTCTTCTTTTTGGATTTCTTGCTCTAGCCTATCTATTTTTGCTTGATCGATAGTTGCTTTTTGTTTCTCCAGTGCAATTTCGATCTTTTTCTGTTCTATTCTATTATTGGCGCGGTCGATTGCTATTTGATCAAGGTCATTTTGGCGTTCCGTGGCGCTTGACGAGTTCCTGATTCGAGCTTCTTGATTCTCCAAAGCTTTGCTCGTTTTTTCGAGTAAAGAGAGGCGCTCATTTAGTTTATTTATTTCTTCTGGATCGGGTCCTGTTGAAGCACCAGAAGTACCGGCGGCACTATTAATAGCGGCGATGATAGCTGCTTTAATTGCTTCTAAATCTGCTCTATTGATAGCCACAAAAAAGTTCCTTACTCAATAAATAGTTGCCACAAAAAAAGACAAGGTTTTACCCTTGTCCATATTTTTTGTTAAATGTTTGTGGCATCTGCGGTTGATTGTTTTCAGACAATGTATATGACTGAGAGCTTCTTCCGCCTTTGCTCTTAGAGGCATTTTCTATTGCTTCTTTTTCTGCTTCTAGTTGTTTTACTAGCCTCTCAACAAACCACTTACGCAGACCTATAGGTAGGTTATACGCTTCCGATAATGACCAGCCTCCTGAGTATTTTAAGAAGAAGAACTGCTCATATACGTTCTCCATATAATCAGGTGTTAGGCCAAAAAAAGTCTGCCGTAAGTGGCACCTCCAATTCACTTTCGTAATCACACTCTGAACATTCAAAGTGTTGAGTTAAATCAACGTTAGGGCTGGCTGCCTTATACGCATTACGAAGGTGACGCACGTCTACTGATGGAATGTTTTGTACAACATAGTTGACTGCCTCTGATGTTGTATTTCCGTTAACTGCTACAATCATATTAACAAGTTGTCTTGTAACGTTCTTCTCGTGTGTTCGCTTGTTCTTGCGATCAAGTTCGATACCTTCAAGAAGAAACTTCTCATCTGCTCCCGTCATGATCTTGAATGTAATTTCTAGACCTGTTCGGGGGAGACGAGTAACAAATGTTCCGTTGCCTGTGGGGGTTGTGTCCATTCCTTCGTCGGCTAAGTCGTCTCCGGAGTAAACACTGGCTTTGTTTAAGTCAAAACTGTACTCTTGTGCTGTTGCGCAAGAAGGACACGTGACTTTTGTGTTGTAGTCGTTGCCATATGCTGAAATACGCGCTGCAATAATGAGCGCGTTTCTATCACCGACCAATAAGCTATCAGCGTTGATGCTTTTATCGGTAATAATGCTGCTAAGAACTCTGTCCAAAGCAACTCCCTTTCTAAGCAATGACCTAGAAGTCAGCATATCCTCTTCTTTTGCGGTCATTTGCTTAATTTCGATTGAGTCTCTGCCGTGCAGGGGATGCCCTACTGGGTAGAAGGCACCTCTTGAAGGTAGATCCACGATCTCCGTTGGAATGATGAACGAAAAGTCACCACTCTCTGTGTTTTGAGCTAATTGTTGTGGCTCGGCAGTGTCTGAAGTAAACTGCGAGCCCAACCTATCACTATTTCTTGACAATATACACCTCTTTTGAAATATTGTGTGAGACTATTATAGCATGTTTAAATGTTGTGTTGTACTATGATTGGAAAAATGTGCTTTGACCATCACCAGCGGTAGCGCGTGAAGGACCACCGGGGGTTTGAAGTCGTGCCCAGTCGTATCTGATCTCAAGGGTCATCTCAACCAAGTCATCATTTCCATAAGCCATGTCGCCATACTTCACGGTTGTAATGAAAGCGTTCCAAAGAGTCCACTTCTCAATCTCGTTACCGTCGCCATCAATTTGTGAGATGTAAACTGCACCGAGAGCGCCTGCTGATTTTGCCTTCGACATAGTACCGAGTGAGTTCGGGTTAGAAGGAGGGTTGTAGCCAGAAAGGTTAACAATGTCTGAAAGTGTAGCGGACATGTCGGGATCACGGGGATCAACAAGAGTCATACTAATCGGATCCCAAGTCACGGTACCGGGATAGTAGAACGTGTGGTTCAAGTATTGATGCTCCGATGTAGCAACAGAAAAGGACGGCTTGTTCACTGTCTTAGCATACCAGAGAAGAGAACCTCCTTGTGGCGCACTAATTCCTGTGAATTCTACCTTGAACCTAAACTGACGCTTAGGATCTTTGAGTTCGGTGTTTTCGGCAAAGTTGTCTGACCAGAATGGCATTTTAATTGGCTCCTATATTCAATTTTAAATAGTATTCAGATTATTTTTAGTCATCAAATGATGCGCCGGTAGAGGCAATCACGAAGTCGATCGCAATGTATTCGATCGCACGTGCTGGCTTCACCATGATTTTCGCATACATGATGTTTTGATCAACAAGATCGGGGGTTGTTGTTGACTCATCAAGAATCAACTTGTAGTCAGAGATACCGAAGTTACTCTTAACATTTGCAAGGAACGGTTCAACAAGACCGATGAAGCGGTTCCATGTAGTTTGGACATTCTGCTCAAAGAGAATTTGTGTAGAGATTCTGGAGATTTCCTTCTTGAGGTAGATAACCAGTCTTCTCACATTGATTCTATCAAGTGCAGATTGACCTTCTTGGAGGGTTTTCTGACCGAAGACCACAATTCCGGTTGATGGGAAAGAGGCGATCGGGTTGATGTTGGCTTCGTAAAGAAGATCTCTTTGCTTAGAGGTAAGCTTCTCAGTGACGGAGCTAACTGGGATACCAGCAGCGCCATCGGAGAGTCCGCCTCTGTTAAAGCCCGCAGGTGCAAACCAAAGCTGTGCTTTTCTTTCTGAGCTAGCTAGCACACCGAGCATTGCAGCACTTGGTGGAAGCCAGACAGCAGCACCGGTTCTTTCATCTCTTGTTTGTACCCAAGGATAGAAGGTGCAGCCGTAAGAAGAGTTAATTCTTCTGTCTCTAAGCGCAGTTGCTGCCGCCGTTGGAGTGGTAGCAATACGAGATGCCTTCGTACTCCTAGTGCTGTAGTCGCCTTCTGCCGCTGGTAAGTACACATCGGGGAGGTCGATAACTGCGAGGGCATCCGCTCTTTCTTCGCACACGTTGATCATATGCTGAGTAAGAGATGTATTGGTAAGTCCGGGCATTGCAAGAAGGTTGGTTTCTACAACCTCTGGATCTGCTACGGTATCGATTGCTCTCTTAATAGTGTAGTAAGCGGCGCTCGTCTTTTCTGTACCGCTGCTCATACCATCGTTGTAGAGAGGATCGGGAAGTTTAATGTTGAAGCCGTCAAATCCACCCCACAGCGGCGCGGTGAAGTTGTTGAATCCGGCATCAATAAGATCCTTGTAGGTCTTTCCGGAGAGTGCCGTGTATGATGTTGCGTCGGCTCTCGAACCAGAGCGGTAGAACATTGTCGGATCTCCAACACCAGCATTAGCATCAACAACGTTATCTAAGGTGAAGACGTATGCGAAGGAATCAAGTCCACCATATGTAGCTGCGGTCGGATCTGCCTTATCAGCAAACTGGTTTGAAAGCATAGAATGAACACCGGGGACACTTCTATCGTATCTGGTAGATTCTGCTGTTCTGCCGACATCCATTCCGAAGAATGCGTTACGTGGGTCAGAGATACCACCATCAGAAGCAGAGTTACGAAGTCGAACTTCTGGGTAAGTCAGTTTAAGCGCGATCGTCGAACCTGTAAGTGCACCAGATAATGCAATGTTGGTAGCAGCATCGACGCCGCTGAAGACTCCTTGATCGGAACCGGTGCGGATAAGCATAAATACACCTGAGCCAACCGGGTTGGTCGCGTTTCCGTGAATTCCCTCATCAGATACCAGCACCTCGCCAACATCCTTGTACTTCGGAGGACCGTAGTAACCGAACGGAAGAAGAGTCTCCATACCAGAAGCACCAGCAGCAACGTCTGCGGCAACATCAACATAGATGTACTTGGACTGGTTCGGGTACTCACCGTAAGTCTTAAGTCTTCTCTCGCCCTCAACCCAAGCAGTGTATTGATCACCAATCTTGCGACCAATATAGTTAGCAGATGATGGATCGAGGTTACAGTTGTCGAATCTCTCAAGGATTTGCTGAGCGCCATCTGTATCAGAGATAGAGCGAACAAGAACCGAGAAGGTGCCGTAGTCAGTTGTGCTGTTGTTTGAGTAGCGAATGTTAGCGATAGAAATCTTAACATTGTTGTTCAACCAAGCACCGTGGCCACGACCAATAAGTCGGAATAACTTTGTGGTCTTACTAACAACGTTGAAGTCACCAGCAACACCAGTATCTTGGCTAATGAACCAGCCAGCGACTGCTTCGCGGGCTTGTGCAGTGGAGCCGTATCGGTTTGCTGGAGAGGTATCTGTATCTCCACTTGAACTACTAAGGTGAATCGGAAGGATAACTCCAAACATTGCAGAAGACACGTCACTAACTGAATCTCTAATTTCTTGTTCGTATGACTCGCCAAGCCAGTATGATAATTCAGATGCCTCTGGGTAGAAGTTACCGCTCGGTGCTAATTGAGGGTTCGTGTTGAACACTCTACGAATAAAGTTTTGGCTGTTATCGTCTAAGTTGAAGTCGTATACTCTTTCGGCACCAGTATCTCCGCTGCTCCAAACTGCCTTGAAGAGACCATTGCTATCTGATTCGATAACAGTTCCGATTCCCTTGTAGTTAACACGGTCAGCAGAAGATCCAGAGCCAAGTGCGTTTCCAGAAAGCATCATCATACCAGAGTCCAAATACCAAACCGCAGCTAATGAGGCAGTGTTAGCGGTTCGGGTAACGTCGATGGAGCCAGTTGAATCTAAACTTGCAGAAGCCATAACGAATAAACCGAAAGCACCACCACCAGCAGCGCCTACCAAGTTATCGGTACGCCAGCCAGCTTGTGCTTGACCCGCACCAGCACTGAAGCCTGTTGCGTCTGGGTGCTGATGACCGAGTGCTCTAACATAAGTAAGAGGTGCTACACCAGCGTTCAAGAAGCCTTTTGCTGCGTAGGTACCGTAGATGGGGGATTGGATATCCTGACCATCGCGGTAGACATCTCCACCCGCCTGACCCGGAACAGTGTCTCCGAACATACTAACGAAATCAGAGTAAGCTTCAACCTTGATCGGCTGCATAGCTAAGCCGCTGGTAGCACGACCGATAACCGTGGGTCCAATGACATCGGGTCTTCTCGGGATAAAAGAGTTATCAATCTCGTTGATGAAAACTCCGGGGGAAACAAATTTAAATTTCTTTACTGACATG